AAGATAATGAAGAAGATATGAAATAACAGTTGTAGATTTACCAGTCTGTCGTGGCATCTTGCAGATATTAAATCTGTTGTTATGAAAATTATTAATTAATTTTCTTTGAAAATGATATGGATGAAACTGTGTCAATCCTTCATCCAAAGAAATAATTTTTATGTAATTATTTGCAAAATATACGGGATCTTCTTTACATTTGAGAAATTCAATAATTTGATCTTCTGTAAACTCAATCGGCGTATTTGCCTTTTTTAGGTTGGGATTACCTAAGTATACACTATCAGTCATAATTTAAATATAAAACTATTTTTCGGAATTACTATCTAAAAATCCTTTCTTTAACATTTTTGATAAGTCTGAGGTAGAACCAATAAACACTGCATTGTTTGTGACACTGCTAGTTTTACTTGTTGATTCTTCATCTACCTCTTTTACCTTTTTCTGTAGGTCCATCAATTTATCAGTCGTATCAGCAACTGATTTAATAAGTTGACCTGCAACTTCATATGCTCTGGGACTTCCGCCTTCGCTGGCAAGTTCCATTATACCATTTAAAGTTTCTTGACCTTTTTCAATCAGAGAATATAAATTTGCTCTGGTATAATCATAATCCTTTTTAATATCCTCTGGTTTTGATGCAGATTTTGGAGAAACAACATCAAGAGATTTGGGTGTTTTATCTACCTCAACAATGCTGCTCTCAACATTAAGTGCTTCATCCAAATTGTCATAGTTATTTTTCATATCAAATTATAAATCAATTTGTCTTGTAGGACTTAGATCTTTGGCATCACTATGATGACTCCAGGTTTCAGAGAAACCAAAATCATCATCTGGTCCTGCATTTAATGGATCTGGAGTAAGTGTATATCTGACTTCGCGTTTTGCTGTTTGAGTATTTGTAGTGGAATGTTGATCGACAATAACTTTTTTGATAAGTCCATCTGTGGTTTCGGCAACAGGACCAAACAGATAAGTTTTTGCAGTGAAACTTAAAGTATATATTAATGCTCTTCTACTCTCAAAAGATCCTTCATAATCATCTTGGAAAGAAATATTTTCTAGCACTATGGGTATGTCTCTTTTTTCTCCAATAGAACTTACTAGATCTACTGTTAAATTAAATGATGGTTGAAAAAATGGAAGTATCTGTTCAATAATTTGTAGGGCATCATCATTCAATTTGCTAAAAACACTTAACTCAAATCCAATGTTATAAGGAACAGGCATAAAAACTTTTTTCAAATTTGTCCCATCTGATGCCTTGAATGTTTGTGTTATTCCCGATTTTCTTGTAGGATCATATTGAATATTTGTCATCTCAAATGACATTCTTGGCAAAGTTATGGCAATTGATTTTGATAACTCTGCCTGTTCTTGAATTTTTGCCAAATACTTTTGTTGTGGTCCATATGCCAAACCAACCTTAATATCATCAAGAATCGTTCCATCAGATTTTTTGTGTTTAATATTAATGTTATTAAACAAAGTTCCGAAAGAAATAATTGTCTTTCGTATTATTTCATGGTAATAATAAGTTCCTAACATTAATATTCTCCGAAGGGATTACTTTCACTAAAATCTAATAATGAATCTGCTTCCAATTCAATTTCCTCATTGGAATCAGAGGGTTGATCATGACTATCAAGATCATGAGTCTTTATAGTATATGTAGCAGTTGATATAGATCCAACGATAGTTTCACCTTCAAAGAACTCGCCCGTATTAAGTGATACTCTCAGTTTGGTTTCTCCAATAACTGTTACGGTTCCTGCAGTAGAAACTTGAACACCAGAATCAAAGTCTTTGACAATAGCAGTGACTCCAGAACTTTGACCCGTGATCGTTTCGTTGTAGTAGAAAGTTCCAATACCAGAAGTAGGTCCAGAGAACTCAAGACTTATTGGACCGGATGTATATCCAATACCAGAGTTTAGAATTCTTACTGTATTAATTCCGGCACCAGCACTAGCAGAAGATGTAAATATTGGATTAAGAACGGCAGTGTTGATTCCTGATGGAGGAGTAGCAACATTAACATTTGGAGTAAATGAGTATCCAGTTCCG